TGGGCTTGTCTAGCTCTTCTGGGCGATACAGGCACAACTCGCCACTCTCCTTATTGATTACAAGGAAGCCGCCCTCAGAGGACTTCTCAGCCTCCTCATAGCCAGCAAGCTGAGACATATAACCAAACGGATCATCTTCTCGTAGACGCCCCTCGCGGAACTTGTTGAACGAAAACTTAGATGCAGTTTTTATATCAACTACTTGACCATCAATTTTGCAGTCAATGTGGCCTTTGATGCCTTTTACATCAACTTCTTTTTGCTCATCAGTAACAGTATGTCCCGCAGAACGAACCAACATTAAAAGAATTTCTTCAAGGATATGACCGTAAAGAAATTTTAATTGGACAGCGGGGTCAGGAAGTGATCGTTCTAATGGGAGGTTTTGTTCGTACCAGAGTTGTCGGGCAGGACGCCCAATGTTTGACATTCGCAGTGAAAACGCAGAGTCCCGTTCAGAAGGCCGCGCCCATGCTAAAATTGAATCTTTGATACGAGCTACAGTTTGGTCTAGATCTTCATCTGATAAATTAAATTCTTTTCCTTCAGACAACTGATTTAGTTGTCCATAAATATCGTCAATTAATGTGTCAATTTTCATTTCCTATGCCTTACAAAGCGACATTTGCGCGTAAGTGAATTGTAGTGTAGGTACTGTACACCAAGTTCTTTTTGCAGTGGGGTTTTTGCAGAGAGCCTACCATCTTTATAGGACTTAACATCTATAAGAGTAATGTTACCGTCTGGATCTAAGGCAACAATATCTATTGGGCCGGTACAGCCACAGTTTTTAAAAACATGATAGCCATTATCCCAGAGCCATGTAATGGCATAATGCTCTGCTAAATCTCCAATACGGCTAGGATCGTGTTTCACGGTTCTTCTTCTTTAAATCAATTAACCAAACATGGCCCTTACGTTCAGCGTCAACAAAGATAGAAACAGTTATAAAAAACATAGCTAGTAAAATTAAGTGCGCGTAAACACTACCGCCAAAGTAATACCAGCTTCCAGCCCATAACGCAAACGCACCGCTCCATGCTACAGATAGGTAGAACATTAAAAAGAATCTAGTCGTGGGGTCAGGGATGTGGCGTAGCGGATTTATTTTATGATTAAAAATATAGTTGTACCAATCATAAAGCCAGAGTCCAAACTTTTTCATGCTGGCTTTCCTCTACGCAAACATATTGTTTCTAATACTACATAGTCAAAGCAGAGGCGATACGGCTGGCGAGTACATATCTCGTCAATTCTATCTCTTGTAGTCCATTCTAAGCATGGCTCATCTTTAGATGTTTGATAAGTGCTACAAGATAATAAAAAACAAAGTACAAAAAAAATGCTAGTGTGTTTCACTCCAGTTGTCTCCTATTTTATATGCGCCGTCAAGTTCACAAAAAAGTTCTAGTTGCTCTCCAGCTTTTATTATTGAGTCTACACCTAACTGTCCCACACAATCAGATTGCTTTTCTAATGCTTCCACTTGCCACTCGTCATGTACGTTGCATACAAAATGAGCATCAAGAGTGTTTAGTTTAATTAGTTGATTAAATCCTATCATAGCCTGCTTCATAACAATAGCCCCGGCGCTTTGTAGCAGGGTGTTAAGTGCGGCGTGTTCAGATCGAATATAGAGCTTGCGTCCATCTAGTCCTTTGAGGAAACCTTTTGAAGCCGCTCTTCCAACTGTGTCTTTAAGATGTTTAAATGAAGGGAGATTATCGAAGAAACGCTTTCTAAGTTCCGAACCATCACGTTTGTTTCCTCCAACCACACTGCCAAGCTTTGCATCTCCTGCTCCGTATAAGAGGGCATAGATAAATGTTTTCGCCTGATCTCTTGATTCAAGCCCTGCAAGTCGTTGGTTAGTTGAGTGTATGTCTCCGTGCAGTATTTCATTTTTGAAGTCCTCGTCTTTCATGTAGTGAGCCAGCATTCGTAGCTCAAGGCCACTAGCATCAATACCCACTAACTTATAGCCCTCTGATACAGTCCAGCAAGAGCGGCACTCCTTACCGTAAGGCGCTCTTACACTAGGAACTTGAGCCATATTAGGGTGGTTGTGCGTCATCCTACCTGTAATCGTACCATTAGGATTAACAAAACCCCTTACACGATCATCTTCATGTAACTCTTCAAGCCAAGAAGACACCTGTGCTATTCGCTTCTGCAAGAGAAGGTACTCAGCAATTAGAGTGGCTTCTGAAATGTTTTTAATTTTACTTAGCGTAGACTCATCAACAATTGGTTGCCCAGTAGGTGTGAAGTGTTTAGGCTTCCAACCAAAATCAATAAGATATTCACCTATCTGTTTGCGAGAGCCTAGATTAAACGGAACCTCCTCAATACGAACAGTCTTTCGTTTAATAGCTATTTCCTCGTACTCTTCTTGAGTCAGCCTGCTTTTCTTTGTACTGCCCTCAATTAAACCCATCTTAGACAACGCACCTGTCTTGGTAAACTGAGCCAACAAAGTAGTCTTAAGTTGCTTAGGACGAAAAGTTTTTTGAACCTCACGCTTTACTTCTTTGAGCCTATCAGTTAGTTCAGCAACAAGAAGCGTTGCAGACTTTACATCTAGCAGAAACCCACGATCTCGTTGGTCTGCAATAATTTTTAATGTCTCGTGCTCAAGAACAACTGACTGACGGCTAAACCCGCGAGACTCAGTTTTTAGATGATTAAATACTTTTGCATTAAGAACAGCATCGTTGCGGCAGTAGTTCAACATATCAGGAGTATACTCACCAAACTCATCGTGATCGATTTTCCTAAGACCAACACGATACCCCCAAGACTCTAAATTATGTCCGCCCTCTCTCGTTGGATTAAACAAACGAGACAATACAAGCGTATCAACTACAGCCCTACCTTCAGCCAAATCGATGTTGTGTATTTTCTTTATGGCGGGTAGATCGTACCCAATGATATTGTGACCTATCAGCTTATCAGCGGTGTTTAAAAAAGCTAGGCCATTAACAATCTCAGTAGGCCCAAAGGTCTTTGTCTCGCCCGAATCAGGGTCAACAGCGGCGATACACCATATTTTTGTAGGTTCTAAACTGTCTGCTTCAATGTCGAACACGATGCTTTTCATAGCTCAATCTCATTTTGTTCTTCTATTTCCATAGCTATTTCACTGAGCCTACCACTATCTTTATCATAAAACAACTGTGTAGCCAGCCCCACATCACCAGTGTACCTAGACTTTAGCACTCTAACTTTTGTAGTGCTGGCCTCCACAGGATCTTCTGACTGCTGATTGCGCTCTAAAGAAATTACACAGTCGGACAACTGAGCGATACTCTGTGAGCCGCGTAGATGATTTAGTCCTGTTTCAATACCATTCTCGTGACCACGGTTACCGTCAACTCGTCTAAGGTGTGACACAAGTATTAAGCCTATGCCTGTCTCTTCCACCAAAGTTCTAAAGTTGTGCATGATGGTGTCGATATTACGGCGCTCGTCACCGTCAGTAGTCATAGACAAAAGCATATGCAAATGGTCAAAAACTATCCATTTACACTCAAGGCCCATCGCCATAAAACGTAGTTTAGAAAAAACGCTATCAACATCGTTCATGCCAAGATGGGCGTGAACATACACCCGGTTCTCGTTGTTACCGCTATACAAAACATTAAAGAAATTATCAATCTCTTCATCACTAAACTGAACACGTACACTATCAATGTGCAAACGGGCGTTAGCTTCAATAGAAAGTATGCCATCCACAGTTCGACGCCAATCTTCCTCAAGAGCAATAACGCCTACCCTGTCGTTAGTATTAGTGATTAACCAGTGCTCAAGCTCACGAGTCACGCTGGACTTACCTAGTCCTGTGCCGCCCGTAAGAGTAATTAACTCGCCTTGTCGCAGACCATCTAACTTGTCGTTAAGACCATGCCAAGGATACGGTATAGATTCTTTACGCTCACGCTTTTTATAGTTGTCCCGCTCTTCACTGACATTCAGAATCCCAGACGGCGTATAAAGTCTTGAAGCCCACCACGCAGTAACGTAAGCTTTGTGGTGACCCAGCTTGAGCATTTCATTAGGATCTTTGAATTCCACAGGGAGTGAAAGTATCTTAGCTTTCCCCGGCTTGAGGATACGCGCCACTTTCTTTGCGGCTTCTTTTCCTGCTTTGTCGTTGTCGAAAGAAATAACCACCGTATCGAACGATTCAAGAAATTCAAGATTTTCTTGAACATCACGGACTGCACCCTGTGCTCCATTCTTAACAGATACAACCGCCCATTGACTCCCCAAAAGTTCGTATGCCGCCATAGCATCACACTCACCTTCAGTGATCGTAATATATTTGCCACCCGCCTGTGCAATTTGCTGACCAAAAAGGCCAGTTCCTTTGGGTGAGCCTGACCAACGAAATGTTTTATCTGCATTACGCACCTTCGTAGCAACTTCTTCATTGTTGATATACGCAGGTCCTTTAAAAAAGGTTCCACAACTAAAGCATTTTGCAGAACCATTTGAATTTATGGCGACAGGATCACTGCCGCCACATTCAGGGCAGGGCTTTTGATAGCCCACAAAATCGCCCATAGTTTATTCCTCCGTATCATTGTCCTCGACAATTGCAGAGTCATCCAAAAGCTCTTGCATCTTTTGGTGTAGTGCCACCGCAGATGCTTGAGCAATTGTTACTTCATTTTGAAAGTCATCGATGCGATCATTAACATTCGCTAACAGCTTGAAGCAGGAAACTGCCTCAAGTGTTAGCTTTGACACATCGTAAACTTTATCGTCAAACGTGTAACGATAGTTCACAACTCATCTCCATCTTCGCCATCGACAATATCAAACTCAGCACCATCAGGGCTGGCATATTCCACCAACTCTAATACTTGCATCGCTTGAAAGTCAAGCCCCTTGTACAGCGTACCATTCCAAGTGGACTCCCACTCTTTGTACTGCACCCGAACCTTACTGCCGTTGCCGACACTTACGTTCAGAGGCTGTTTGTTTTTGTCCAACAGCTTTGGAGCAGAACGCACCATACCGTTGGGGCCATTTACTTTACGCTTGATAAGAAGTGCTGGGCCTTCGTCCATATCTTTCACCGTGAAACCACGACTTTGAAAGTCTTTGGCAACATCGTCAGACACCACCAAGTTCACAGTGTACACGGGTTGGTACGTTGTGTTTGGGGTGGTAACAGAAGCCCAGTATGCAACACCTTCTACAAGAGCCATAATCAAATCTCCGAATTGTCAAACTTGTTAAAAAGAAAATTAATGTACTGCGGTATCATTCTATAAACGTAATCTTCAGTCAGCGCTTCATCCTCCATTTGAGCGCTTCCTTTTACAAACTTACACATATGTGAAACAGCTTTATAGTCAGGCATACCAGCACCTAACGACATGATAAAAGCTTTACACAGTGCGTCCTCTATATTTAAACTTTGTTGTTCCATAAATCCTCAATCATAATTTCCAGTTAAAATAGTCATCTTTACTAAATCTATAAGTAAATTAAACTTTTCCATTTCAACATCAGATACCACCTTTAAATCTTCACCAGTATCTACTATTAAGATAAAAGGATATCTTAAAACTTCATCAGTGTTTTCAGACTTTTGTAACTGCTCTAAACCCGCTGAAACTTTATCTGATAAAGATTTATTTTTTTTGTCACCAAAGTTACCTTGTATGATCTTCAACTAACACCTCCATCTATGAGATCTAGGAAGACTATACAGGCCAGAATCTGGGTTGTCAAGTGGAATGGTAAAATTACGCAAACGCATACTCGTCCTCATCTACAAAAAGCTCCTTGCCTTTGTCAGTAAATAAATATTTTGGATCAACAGCAAAACAAACACGCCCTATGTCAGAGCGGTCTGCATCGAAAGCACACTTCTCAAACAGTGTATACTTGTGACCATCCCACGGCTTCGCGCGTGTATGCAAAGCACAAGCAGATTGCAACATCCAACGCTCTGCCGTGCATAAATCAATTAAGTGTTTTATAGACTCAACATACTCTGCGGCACGAGGCCCATGCTCAGGATCATCATCTTCATTTTTTCTACAAGAATCATGTAGATACGCAAAGTATCTAATCAGTTTTGGATTTAAATCGTAGTGTATTGCTAGTTGCAGTCCAGCCAGTGATACATTGCAATAATGTTGTATGCCGTGTATTTCTGAAAAGTAAAACTGGTTGTCTCGTTTGAGACGGTCAATAAGTTTGTTCACGTTTCTAGTTCCTCTATAAGCCAATCAAGATATACTCTTGCTTTCTTTACGTCTTCAACACCGTTCTTGTAACGAAAGCGGTGCAGATATTTCATCACATTACCAGCACAATAAAATTGAAATGCTGGCCCTAATTGTTGCTTAATGTAATCAATTGCTTCGATCCCCCCTTTATTGTAGTGATCTGGTTTGGTTACGGGGTCGGTGTGTGTATCTTGGGGATGATACAATTTTCCTGTAGTTGTTTTGCTTACCTTGTTCCACTCTTCTGGTGTTGCGTCATCAATACTCATCGAATTACCCTCACGTTACCTTCTGTTTCAATTACAACTCTTGCACCACAAGAAAGTAAAGGCTTGTCGTTGCCACCATACTTAACAACTGACGGCCCTAATATTTCTACTTCATGGCAGTAAGTATTTGATTTACCACGCTTTATTGTGATGACGGGAAGATCTGTCCCATCTTTTTTATTAGCACGAATCTTGTGTTGGTTTACGTGGACGTAAGTTTTCATGCTACATCTCCGTGGTCTGTCCAGTGGTAGTCTGCTTCAGCTATCTCATCACGTATAAGATCAAATATATAATCAATATTGAAGTAACTACTGACATTATCTCCAGCCAAGTTACCCCCAACCATTTCGATTTTATCAAGGTCTATCCCCTCTGAGTGATTTGTGTAAAAAATTCTAATGTCCATTGTTGCCCAATCACAGTCTAGTTCTGTCACAAAACTAAACGAGCCATATATACTAGGCGTTCCCATACTCTTCCTCCATTTCTAGTCTTGCAATAAGATAGTCAATCTGCATCAAAGCCGCAGTCTTACCATGTGCCATACCGCTCATGTGATAGGTAAGAGCATCTGCTTTACCAAAAAGACGTTCATATTTTCGCATCGTGCGTAGATTGTCAGCCTTAAGATCGCGTAAAGTCTGTCTGAATTGACGCAAGTCTTGTAATATATTCATTGCCATACCATCCTTTGATAGATTAAAACATCGCAAATAGTACCGTCAGCCGTCACTCTTTT